GGCCGCAAGACTGGCCGCCGCCCGAGGTGGCGGCGTGGATGTTGGCGTTCATGCTGGTGCGGGTGCTGCCCGGCGCGTCGTTCGGCTTCAATCGCCCCCGTGGAGAAGGCGCCGCGGCGCCTTCTCCGTAAGGCGGCCCCTTGGCCGCCGGCGGGGACATCAAAGACATATCCGCGCGCCTCGCCGAGCGCGCGCTCTCGCTGGCTTCGGAGATGTTTCCCGGCGGGCACCGCGAGGGCCACGATTACGTGTGCCTCTCGCGCCGCCAGGGCGGGCCCGGCGATAGCCTCAAGATCACGATCGCGGGCCCGGAGCGCGGGCACTACAAGCATTTCGGCGAGGGGCATGGCGGCGATCTCGTCGACCTGATCGCGCATTACCGTTGTGGCGGCGATTTGAAGGAAGGCCGGCGCGAGGCGCGCCGCTGGCTCGGCATGGCGCCCGGCGAGGGCGCCGCCAATGTGCGACGCCAACCGGATGCTGCGGCAGCAGCGGCGCAGCGGGCGCAGGAGGCCACGCTCGACCAGCAACGCCAGCGCGCGCGCAAGGTCGCCAAGGCGATCTATCTATCGGCGCTCGAGCCGCTCGAGGGCACGCCGGTGGACTGGTATCTGCGCGGCCGCGGCATCGCGCTGGCCGACCTGCCGGCCCCGCCGCGCGCGCTGCGCTATCACCCGGCGCTGGATTACCCGTGGGACTATGCCGCGCAGCGCCCGGCGCCCGCCGGCATGGAGAAGCTGCCGGCGATGGTGGCGCATGTGTGCAACCTCGAGGGCGAGCAAATCGCCGTTCACCGCACCTATCTCGAGATCGTCAAGCCCGGCACCGCCGTGAAGCTCGGCCAGCATACGCCCGGCTTGACCGTGGGCGGCACCGACAAGCGCATCGACGCCAAGCTGACCAAGGCGAGCCCGCAGGGCGGCCTCATCCGCTTGAGCAACGGCCAGATGATCGAAAAGGAAACCGGCTGGATCAAGCCGGGCCCGCCGCTCGCCCAGGTTGAAGAACGCATGCGCTCGGGCAAGTGGGAAAGCGAAGCCTTCGACAAGATCTATATCGCCGAGGGCATCGAGAACGCGCTCACCTATGCGTGCGCGCGGCCGGAATGCCGCGTGGCGTCGAGCGTATCGCTCGCCAACATGGCGCATGTGCGCTTGCCGGAATTCATCAAGACCGTTGTGCTGCTGCGCGACAATGACGGCGACAACGCCGCCTCGCGCAAGGCCTTCGATCGCGCAGTGTGGTGGTTCCGCGGCCAATCCAAGACCGTGAAGGTGATCACCGTGCCGCAGGGCAAAGACTTGAACGACTACTGGCAACAGGCCCGCGGCGCAGCCTAATGGCAAAACCCAACCCGATCGCCGCGCTTCCTGAAGAGGATGCCCAACCATCGACAGGGGGGCCGAGCGCGCCGCCACCGGCGGCCCCGCCGGCCGAGGTCGATCGCGACCGCATCGAATTCCGCCGCCTGCCACCCGGCGGCTGGGGGCAGATGCCGGACGGTTGCCCGGTTACGCCGCTGGGGCACAAGGACGATTACTATTTTTTCCTGACCGCACGCGGCGGTTTCAAAACCATTCGCGACAAGGATTTCAGCAAGGCTAAATTCACGTCGCTATACGAGGGCAATCTCGTCTACCTGATGGCGAATTGGCCGCGCGTCACCAAAGAAGGCGACGTGACGCAATTCCACGGCGACGTAGCCACGGCCGATCATATGAAGGCCTGCCACGATCGCGGGCCGTGGGACCCCTCGCACGCGCTGCGCGGCGTGGGCTGCCATCGCGGCGCCGAGGGCGAGCTCATCTGGAATTTGGGCGACGTGGTGCTGATCTGCCCGCCGGATGCAGAGCCGCAACGCGCCGAGGCGCGCACCATCGGCGAGCATATCTATCTGCTCGGCCGCAAACAGGTGCGCCCGGCCAAGGAAAAACCGGGCCCGGCGCCGGCGCAAACGCTGCTCGGCGCACTCTCGAGCTGGAATTGGGCGCGCGGCGCGCTCGACGCGCGCCTGCTGCTCGGCTGGATCGTGGCGGCGATGCTGGGCGGCGCGCTCTCGTGGCGCCCGCTGATCTGGATCACCGGCGACAAGGGCACCGGCAAAAGCACGTTGAACGATTGGCTCGAATATCTCTTCGGCACGACCGGCCTGGTGCGCGCATCCGACGCCACCGCCGCCGGCATTTGGCAAAGCATCAAATTCGACAGCTTGCCCGTGGCGCTCGACGAGGTGGAAGCCACGATCGACAACCGCAAGACGGAGAACGTGATCAATCTTGCGCGGCAAGCCGCATCGGGCGGCCTGGTGCTGCGCGGCGGCCAGGACCATGCCGGCGTGGAATTCACCGCGCGAAGCTGTTTCAGCTTTTCGTCGATCAACATCCCGCCGCTATCGCCGCAGGATATGAGCCGCTTGGCCATCCTCGAGCTGGGCCCGCTCGAGGGCAAGGCGCCGCCGCTCGACGCCAAGGCCTTGCACGAGCTCGGCGGCATGCTGCGCCGGCGCATCATCGACCAATGGCGCCATTGGGATGCGCGCTTCTTGGCCTGGCGCAACGGCCTGATACGCTTGAAGCACGCGGCGCGCACCGCCGACCAATTCGGAACGCTGCTGGCCGCGGCCGATCTCGTGCTCGCCGACAAAGAGCCGAGCGCGGCGGCGATCGACAAGAACCTATCGGAATGGCGCCTCGGCGATCTCGCCGAACAGGCCGACGAAACGCCTGATTGGCACCGCTGCGTTTCGTGGCTCACATCCGAGCCGCTCGACGTGCACGGCCGCAACAAAACGACCGTGGCCAAGCTGCTCAGCGTCGCCAGCGGCAGAGCCGGCGGCGACGACGGCGCGGCGAACGCGGCCACCGGCGACCTTGCGCTGCTCGGCTTGAAACTCGTTTGGCGGCCCGACCCGGAGCGCGACGGCAAGGAAACGCATTATCTTGCGATCGCCAACGACATGCGCGGCACCGACAAGATCTTCGAGAATTCGCATTGGCGCGGCAAATCGGGCGCGCTGCCGGTGTTCGTGCGCGTGCTGCGGCGCGTGCCGGGTGCTGTGTTCGGAAACGACGTGCCGTCGATATGGTTCAACGGGCACAAGGCCCGCGTCACCCTGCTGCCGCTCGATCGCGTGCTGCCAAAGGAAGAGGCGCCGAGCGTCGAGCCCTAACGCCGCCGGTGGGCGCGCGCCTCGAGCGCCTCGAGCGCGAGCTCGATCGCGCGCGGCACCGAGGCCGGCCGACCATCCGACCATGTGCCGCGCTCGTAACACTTGACGGTAAACAGCGCGATCTCGAGCGTGTCGGCCATCTGCTGCTGCGTCAGGCCGAGCCGGTGGCGCGCTTCGCGGAATTCATCTGAATTCATCTAAAATAACTCGCCTTGGCCGCGGCCGGCCACGTCGAACAGGCCTTCATCGGCCGCGCGTTGCGGCTTGACAGGCTTCAACCCGCCGACCATGCGGCGCTCGAGCCGCTCGCGCTCCGAGATCCGCGCGGCGCCCGGCATCACGTGCTGCAGGCCTTGGGCGGTTTTGTCGATCGTGTTAGACATGGCGCGCTCCTAACGATGCTCCTAGCGTGGTTACGGAGAAGAGCCGGCGCCCTTGGCGGGGCGCCGGCTCGCTCGACTAGGCGGCCTTAGCCGTAGGCGCCTCGAGGAAGTGTTTGTCGTTCGCTTTGGCAATGCCTTGCATGATGGTCTCTTCCGCGTCGGTCCAATATTTCGACTTGCGCGCCGCCGCCTCTTCGGCCGCGATTTCTTCGGCCGTGAACCAACGGCTATCGGAAAAGCGCCCCGGCGGTGCGAAGCGCCGATCGACGGCCCATCCCTTCAGCACATAGATGCCGTTGTCGCCGCAATCGAGCTCTTCGAGGCCGTTTGGCGCATGCAGGCCTTCGATGCCGAGCGACGTTGTGCCGCCGAAGAAATTGCCGACGATCTGGCAGAAGCGCGCCGGGCCGTAATTGTCGGTCCGATTGCCCGTGGCCTTAGCGTAGTCGAGGAACGCATAGACGCTTTCCGGCCCACCGTTCCAATGCAGATAGACATAGACGTTGGCTTCCGGGAACACGACGATTGCACGATTACCCATGGGATTTGCTCCTAGCTATCGGTTGAAGAACCCGCCAGCGGCTTTGGCGCGCCGCCGGCGGGATAGGCACTTAGAATTCGCCGCAGGCCTCAAGGCTCATGGCGCGCGCGCCGGCCGCGTGCGCCGCTTCGTTGCGGCGCTTCGTGTCGCACGGGTCGCAATACACCGGCGTGGCCGCGCCATAGGCGCGGAAGCGGCCGGCCAGCGCCTTGCAATCCCAGCAAGGCCCGACCACCGAGCCCTTCGCCAGCGCATGCGCGCCGCATGCGTCACCATTGCCCTTGTCGTGCGTTCCGCAGCTCGAGCAACCCGTCACGCGCCGCAAGGCACGGCTATAGGTGATCGTGTCGCCGCGGTGGACACGCGCGCCGCAATCGCAGCGCCCATTATATTTCGCCGTCATTTGGAAGCCGGACATATGCGCGCCCTCCTATTGAACGAGATCGGTTTGCGAAATGTGGAACACCGTCGACGACCACGGCCGCTTGCCGATCACGTCGCCCGTGTCCTTGTCCGTCACCGGCGCGAAGGTGAAAACCTTCACGCCCTTTTCGCCCTTGCGCACTTGCCGGCCCAGCGCGCGCCACGCGTTATAGGTGAACACGTTGACGCGCGGCTCGATATCCGACGCCGGAATTCCCTTGGCCGCGAACCCTTCATAGATGGCGGCATAATTGGCAACCGAATTGCCTTGCCGCGCGCGCGATAGCGCCTCGAGGCCGATCTCTTCTTTCGTCTGTGACATTGAACGCTCCTAGCGGTTTGGTTGAGCGGCCGTTGGCGCGGCCGCGTCACGCATCAGTGACGCTGCGAAGATAGGTAAACTGAATTTACTACGTCAACTGGTTTGTAATCACAAAATAGTGATCAATTATTTCAGCAGCATAGCCGCCGCGCTCGAGCTCGAGCGCCTCGCGTCGCGCTCGCGCTTTCACTTTCCCCGACCCTTGGCTTGTGATACATGTTGCAGCGTCTAGCGAAGAGCGCGCCGGCAAAGGTTAAAGGCCCGGAACGCTTGGAACGGTTGGAACGATCGGCGCCGTTCCGCGCAAGTCACTGATACCGCTAGATAATACCGCTTTGGAACGCTTGGAACGCTCCCGCGCCTCGTGATACGTGCGCGCGCGCACGTGCGCGACCATTGCACAGCGTTCCAAGCGTTCCAAGCGTTCCAATCTATTTAGATCAAGTGGTTAGACGGAACGGAAGGTGGAACGCTTGACACGCTCCGCGCTTTGGCCGGCCAAATATGCCCCGAAAATCGAGTAACCGGCCGATATCGGGGCATAGACGGATGGTTTGCGGACGGCGGGGCGGCGAAAAATTCGTGGCTATCGGCGCGCCGGCGCCTGCAGCTCGAGCTCGGCGCCTGGTGCATGGCGCGGATCTGGCGCGTTCCTCGAGGAACGTTTGGCCTAAGTCTTTGAGATCGCTAGCGCGAGCCGCTGATGGCACAGCAGCGGCGCGCGCGCCGGCGGCCGGATGGGACCCGCGAGGCGGGGCCAAGCCCCCCACGACGGCCCGGCGCTCGGCCAGCGCCCCTTCCACCGCCAACGGATTGGCGAACGGTCTTACCTGCCGGTCTCGGGCCGAAGGGGACCCGTTGCGCCTGGGGTCGGGGTGAGGGCATGGCGACGAAATCCGCCGCGAAACGGGTTGCGGAGACGCTGCTGATGCGGCTGGGGCCGGCGCAGGGCGCGCTGCCGGGCATGGCGCAGCCGGCGGCGCCGGTGGTGCGCACGGGCAAGCCCGGCCGCCCCAAGGGCCGCAAGAACAACCGCACGCTCGCCGAGGAAGCGAAGCTCGACGTGTGGAGCGAGAAGCTCATCCGCGAGCGCGTGGCGCTCGGCCTGCTCGACCCGGTGCAGATGGCGAGGAAGCGCATCTGTGAAATCTACGGGCTGCCGGAGGACGCGAACCCGAACACGATCATCCACCGCGAGGAAAACGCCGAGGGCGTGGTGACGCAGCTCGTTTCCTTCGCCGAGGCCGTGCTCGAACTGGCCAAGCACTTCGACAATGTGAAGGCCACTGAGGGCAAGAACGCGCTGCCCTATGTGCGGCAGAAGATGCCGCAGCAGGTCGACGTGACCGAGAAGCACCTCGTGCTCGTGCGCCAGGTGGGCATGGACGACGACGGCCTGCCCGGCGACGGCGCGAAGAACGTCACGCCGCGCGTGGTCGAACATGGAGACGGAATATGAGACCTCGCGCCTTCACCGAAGCCGAACTCGAACTTGTCCGCGCGTGCGCCCGCGGCGACATCCTGTTGAGCGCGGCCGCCGAGGAGATCGGCTGCGCCGTCCACACGGTACGGATGAAAATCGCGAAGCTCGGCCTTCAGTTCAACTACGCGCGCGGCGCCAAACAAAAACACGAAACCCGCGAAATGCCGACGATGCTGGCGCGCGACACGCCGCCCATCGCCGGCGAAGGCCCGTTCAAGGACAAGCTCGACGCCTGCGACCTCAAGTGGCGAACGGCGCTCGCGGGAGCGCGCTACACATGATCGAACCCCGCGCCATTCCGCTCGACGTGCGGGCGCCAAACCCGGCGACCTCGCCGGTGCTGGCGGCGTTCTACAAGCATTGGCCGAAGCCGGCGCCGCTGCCCGATGGCACGCAGCCGAACGGGCCCGGCATCTGCGGCATCGAGGGGCCCACGGGCTCGGGCAAAACCGGCACGCTGTTTCGCAAGATGTGGCGGCTCGCGCAGCGCATGCCGGTCTCGCCCGTCGACGGCATCCGCCATTTCATGCTCAACAGCCTCGCCACGACGTATCGCCAGCTCTGGCGCGGCCCCATCCCGTCGCTGCTCGAGCTGCTGCCGAAGCACATGGGCGATTGGCACGGCTCGCCGCCCGACAGCCCCGCGAGCCACGACATCCACGCCCGCCTCGAGGATGGTTCGACGCTGCACTACCAGCACAATTTCATGGCGATCGGCGAGAAGTATTCGAGCGAAGAAGAGCTCGAGACGTTCTTCCGCGGCTCGCCGGCCACCGTGTGGCATCTCGTGGAGGCCGACACGCTGCCGCCGCTGGCGCTCGATTTCGCGCTCAATCGGTCGGGCCGCTATCCCGCCGTCAAGCACGGCCTCGCCCCGTGGTTCGGCGTGGTGTTCGATTTGAACGCGCCGCGCCAGACGAGTTGGATCTACGCCAAGATGCGGCGCGAGTGGACGCGCGGCAAAGAATATTTCGTGCAGCCGCCGGCGGTCTTACGCGACGGCATGGGCGGCTGGCGCGTCAACCCCGCCGCCGAAAACCAGGAGAACCTGCCGCCCGGCAAATACGCCGGCGACGCGGCGACGCTCGGCGACCGCCTGCTGCGCCGGATGCTCGCCGGCGAGCACATGCCCGACATGCGCGGCAAGCCCGTGTACGGTTTCTACACCGACCCCGAGACGGCCAAATCCGAGGGCCATTTCGACAGCAACCGCCACGTCGCCAAGGCGCCCATCCCGGTGTTGAAACACGCGCCGCTGATCTTCGGCACCGATGGCGGCCGTCAGCCGGGCGGCTGGTTCCTGCAGGAAGATCCGCTCACCGGGCAGATCCGCGTGGTGGCCGAGATCCTGACGACGCACGGCACGAGCGAGGAACGCTATGCCGGCATGGTCAACACGATGCTCGCGCAGCCGCCCTTCGACGGAAACTGGCCCCGCAGCGGGCCGGGCGGCTTGCGCGATATTCAGGGCGGCGCCGATCCCGCAACCTTCTTCGGCAAGGACGACAAGACGGGCGAAGGCGATTGGGCCTTCGCGTTCACGCGCGCCTCGGGCATTGATCTTCGCCCCGGCGGCGGCATCGGCAACAAGCTCGCCCCCCGCATCGAGGTGATCACCAATCTGCTGCGCGCCCCCGACGTGGCGCCGGGCGTGCCGAAATTCATCGTGTCGCCGTCATGCCCGCTCACGATCGAGGCGCTCGAGGGCGGCTACCGCTACGCCATGAAGCGCGTCAATTCCGAGAAGCCGCTGTTCGAGGACGAGCCCGAGAAGAACCAATTCTCGCATCTGATCGAGGGCGGCCAATACGGCCTGCTGCGCTATCTCGGCGCCGACGCGGCGTTCGATCCCTCGCGCCGTCGCCTGCCGGGCCAGGGCGGCGCGCGCGCCGCGATCACCGAGAACAACGAGGACGGGCGTTTCTTTCATCCCAACCCGCGCGGCGTCTCCCGCGCGCGGGCGCAACGGACGGGGTAGAGCGATGGCCATCGTCTTTCGCCTCGCCGTGGAGATCGACGACGAGAAGCCGCTCGGGCCGCAGATCGCGCAGGCGCGATCGCTGTGCGTGCCGTGGAAGGTGCTCGAGCGCGCCACCGGCTTGTCGCGCGTGTACCTGTGGGAATTGCTGACGCAAGAGCCCGAGCGCGTGCCGAAGCTGCCGGCAGTTAACAAATTCGTAAGTGCAAAACGCCCGGCCGCGCGGACACATTGAGCCTCGCGAACCCCCCTCGCTCCGGTGAAGGCGTTCCTCCCTTGCTCGTCAGAGCAAACTGCCGCGGGGCCCCACGGGTGGGCCCCGATCCCTCGTCGAGGGCCCCGCGGCTTTCTTGGATCGGGTGCCATGAGCTTTCTCGGCAGCATGTTCGGCGGATCGAAGGCACCGGCGCCCCCGCCGATGCAGGCCGCGCCCTCGCGGGCCGATCCGGCGGTGGAAGAGGCGCGCAAGCGCGAGGTGATCGCCAGCGGTAAGATCCGCGGCGCCGGCGCCAATCTCCTCACCGGCAATCCCTATGGCGACACCAGCGCGCCCAGCGTGGCGCGCAAGGCGCTGCTCGGCGAGTAATGCCCGATCTCGCACCCCCCGATCTCATCGCGCGCACGGATCGCTTGTTCGAGGACAAGCGGCCCTACGAGGCGGCGTGGACGGCGGTGCGGCAATACATGGCGCCCGACGCCGCCGACTTCAACCGGCAGGACGTGCCCGGCGCCACCAACCGCGATCTCATCGTGTCGGGCTTCGGCGAGGCCGCGCTCGACGAGGCCGCGGAAACGCTCGTGGATCTCGCCTGCAACGTGGCGACGCGCTGGAAGGGCCTCGCCATCGGCCGCGGCGAGCTGCCCGTCGAGATGCACGCCGAGCGCGTGTGGCTCGAGGCCGCCAACGACATGATGCTCGGCGTGTATGCCGATCCGCGCTCGCGCTTCGTGCCGGCGATCAACGCCGTGGCGCTCGACCAGCTCGCCTTCGGCACCTCGTGCATGTACCTCGTGGCGCGCCCCGGCGACATCCCGATCTTCGAGCACCGCCCGCTCGCCGAGATCGCCGCCGGCGAGGGCGAGGACGGCTTCGTGGACGAATGCGTTTGGGAGTTCGAGTGGACGGCCAAGCAGGCGTTCCAGAAATGGGGCGGCAAGCTGCCCGAGAAGATCTGCGAGGCCGCGGCCGACGCCAAGAAGTGCCACGACAAGTTCAAGTTCCGCCACTACGTCTATCCGCGTTCGGACTATGACGATCGCCGCCGCGATGCGCGCGCGCGCCGCTTCCGCGAATGCTGGATCGCCGTGAACGAGAAGGCGCTCATCGACGAGAACGGCTTTTTCAGCTTCCCCTACATCGTCGGCCGCGCCAACAAGCGCGGGAGCCAGCCCTACGGGCGAGGCCGCGCGATCAAGGCGCTCGCCGACGTGAAGATGCTGCAGCGCGTGCGGCGCTCGGTGATCCAGGGTGCCGAGAAGATCATCAACCCGCCCACGCAAAGCCCCGACGACGGCGTGATGGGCGCGCCCGATCTGCGCCCCGGCATGGATAACCCGGTGCGCCCCGAATATCTGATGCGCAACGCCGGCATCCAGCCGATAACGACGGGCGCCCGCCCCGACATCGGCCTCGATTTCGAGCAGGCGGTGATGGCCGACATCGACCGGCCCCTGCTCGGCAAGGCGCGCGCCATCCCGCGCGAGCCGCGCATGGTGGTGAACCAGATCATCGCCATCGAGCAGGAGAACATGCGCGCCGCGGCCAAGCCCGTGGGCGAGTTCCAGACCGAAGTGCTGGGGCCGCTCGACGCGCGCCTGTTCGACATCATGCAGCGCGAGGGCGCCTTCGGCCCGGCACCGGCTTCGTTGGCGGGCGCGCCCGTGCGCGCGCGCCTGGAAAGCCCGGCCGCCCGCGCGCAGGAGCTCGGCGTGGTGGGCGCGGTCAGCCGCTACATCGAGATCCACGCGCCGCTCTGGCAGGCCAATCCCGAAAACGCCGCGCTGCTGGATTGGGACACGGCCAGCCGCGATTTGGGCCGCATCCTCGGCATGCCCGCGAATTTCTTCCACGCGCCCGAGACGGTCGAGCAGATGCGCGCGGCGAGCCGCGAAGTGGCCGCGCAGCGCGAGCAGCGCGAGGCCGGCAAGGACGTGACCACGATGATGAAGAACGCGACGCCCGCCATGGCGCTCGCCGCCGACAACGAAAATCAGGGCGGCATCGGCGCGCTCTTGGGGGCGGCGTGATGGTGCCCCATGACGAGCCGCTGCTGGCCGATCCCCTGCCGATCCGCAACGGCAACCCCGCGCATGCCGCCGCCAAGCACGCGGCGGAAACCCGCCGCGTCGAATATCGCGCGGCCTTCGCCAAGCCCGCGATGCAGAAGCCGATCGAGGACATGCTGCGCCTCGGCGGCCTGTTCGCGCGCAACGACGCCGTGGACCATCCGAGCTTCAATCCCATGGCCGCCGGCGCCAACGAGGGCGCCCGCCGCATGGCCTTGAGCCTCATCGACGACACGATCGGCCGCGACGCCGCCTATCGCCTGATCGCCGAGGCGATCACACAAGCCCACGCCCATGCGCCGGCGCCGCTCGATCGCGGCCCGCGCCCCGCCAAGACGGAAGCCGTTCAATGAGCGAAGCCCTTTCCCCTGCCGGCAATCCGACCGCCGCGCCTGCCGCTGCGACGGGCGCCCCGGGCGCCGGCGGCGCCCCCTCCCCCACTGCCGCGCCGAACGGCAGCGGTGCGCCGCCGGCTGCGCCCGCCAATGGCGCCGCGCCTGCCTGGTATCAGGGCCTCGGCCCGGCGGCGGAAACCGCGCAGCTTTTCCAGACGAAGGGCTGGAAGAACATCGACGAGGTATCGAAGGCCTATCACGATCTCGAAAAGGTCGTGGGCGCCAAGGGCGTGATCGTGCCGGGCGAGAAGGCCGGCGACGACGAGTGGGGCAAATTCTACGACGGGCTCGGCCGGCCCAAGACCGGCGACGAATACAAAATCCCGCTGCCCGGCGACGACTACACGCAGACCGAGCAGGACAAGGCCTACGAGAAGGCGATGCGCCCCGCCTTCCACAAGGCGGGCCTGACGCAGCGCCAGATCGACATCATCGCCGGCGCGCACAATGGCGCGTTCGCCGAGGTGCGCAAATCCGTCGAAGCCGCCCAGGCCGACGCCGTAAAGGCCGGCGAAGCCGAGATCGAAACCCTGAAGGCTCAGTGGGGCCCCAAGGCCAACGCCAACATCGCGCTCGCCCAACAGGCAGCGCAGAGCATTATTCCAAAAGACAGCGACCTATGGGCGAGGGTCGAGAAGCACATCGGCGCCGGTGCGATGGTGGATTTGATGTATCGCGTCGGCACGCAATTCAGCGAGAGCGGCGGCGCGTTGAAGGCCGGCGGCGGCGCCGGCGCCGCGCTGACGAAGGAGCAGGCGCAGGCCGAGATCGACAAGTTCAACCAGGAGATCAGCCTCGATCCGAAGCATCCCTATCGCGATGCGAGCAACCCCGCGCACGCGGCGTCGCACGAGCGGATGTTCCGGCTGATGCAGATCGTTCACCCCGGCAACATCGGCTGAGCCATGTTCAAGCCCGGTCACTACTACGTCGCACAGCCCGGCAAGAAACCGCTGCTCGGCCCGTTTCAGACGGTCGCCGCCGCGGAGCATGCGGGCAGGAACACCGCCGGCATGATCGTGCAAGCGATCATGCCGCTCACGAATTCCGGCGCGCAGGCTGCGGACAAGGCTTCGGCCCCCGCATCCGCCGCCACGGGACAAACCGCGGGATAAGGGCGCGTCCGCGCCGGCCGCCCAACCGCGGTCGGACGCTCCCCCGCACGCCGAGGGCACGGCCCTCCGTCGCGCGCGCGACGTGACAGCGCGAAGCTAAGGGTCCACGCGCCTCGAGCGCGATGGGCAACCCCGAGCGATCCGGTTCAACCGTATCCAGGGGTTTGCCCCAATGAGCATCCAAGTCCCCGTCGCCTTCCAGCAGAAATACCACAACGACTTTCTGCTGCTGGCGCAGCAGAACGGCTCGCGCCTGCGGCGCACCGTCCGCACCGATCCCGACCGCATGGACGGGAAAGCCGGTTTCTTCGACCGCATCGGCGCGGTCAACATGACGGAGATCACGACGCGGCATCAGCCGACCGTGCTCCAGAACACGCCGCACTCGCGCCGGCGCATCACGATGCGCGACTTCGCGTTCCACGACGCGATCGACTGGCAGGACGTGATCCGTCTCGGCCGCGATCCCTCCGGCAAATACTCGCAGAACGCGATCATGGCGGCGGGCCGTCAGATCGACGATCTGATCATCGCGGCGCTCGGCGGCAACGCCGTGTCCATCGACAGCGACGACGCCGCCACCAACGTGGCGCTGCCGTCGGCGCAGAAGATCGCGACCGGCTCGGGCGGCCTCACCATCCTGAAGCTGCGGCAGACGAAAAAGCTGCTCGACGCGCAGGAAGCCGGCACGCAGGACGGGGCCAAGCGGTTTTTCGTCGCCACGTCGAACCAGATCGACGATCTGCTCGCCACCACGCAGGTGACGAGCGCCGACTACAACGGCGTGAAGGCGCTGGTGCAGGGCGAGATCAACACCTTCATGGGCTTCGAGTTCATCCGCATCGAGCGGCTGCAGAAGGTGTCCACCACCCGCTACTGCTACGGCTACACGCAAAACGCACTCGGCCTCGCCGTGGGCAAGGACCCGACGATCGCGATGAGCATCCGGCCCGACCTCAACCACTCGATGCAGATCTCCGCCTACATGACCATGGACGCGACCCGCATCGAAGATGTGCAGGTCGTGCAGGTGGCTTGCACCGAGTCGTAAGCGGCTAGCGCCGCTTACTAGTGGCGAAGCTGCGCTTCGCCATGAACGAGATGAAACCAGCGTAGCGCCGCCAGGACTGCTCCCGCCGGGAGCAGTCCGACAGCGGGGCGAAGCAAGTCAAGAAGGAGGCCTTCAGATGGCCATCGTCAACACCAAATCCACCGAGATCACCGCCCTCGACCTGCTCACGGGCAAGAAGGTCAGCCCGCTGTATGGCGGCTGCCGACCGATCATCAAGGCGGCCACCGTCGAAGTGGCGGCCGCCGACGATCCCACCTCGGTGTATCGCTTTTTCCGCGTGCATTCCTCGTGGCGCATGGCGCTGCTCTTCCTCGCCAACGACGCGATCGCCTCGGGCACGTCCTACGACATCGGCCTGCACCAGATCGCCGAGAACGGCGGCGCGGTGCTCGACGCCGATTTCTGGGGCTCGGCCGTCTCCATGGCCTCGGCCCGCTCCGTGTGGACCGAGATCTCGGCCGAAGGCGTGACCACGCCCGGCGCCAACCCGGCCAACTGCGAAAAGGCGATCTGGGAACAGAACATCGCCGTCACCGCGACCGATCCCAACCGCTGGTACGACGTGACGATGACGGCGAACGTCATCGGCTCGGCGGCGGGCACGATCTCGCTGCAAGGCATACTTGCGACGCCGAACTGAGGGCGCCGCGCACTTGCTCGATCCCGCGCAGATCTGGCGGCGGCTGCAAGGCACGGAACCTCCGGGCTTTGTCGGCCGCCGTTCGGGCCCGCTGCTCGTCTTGGGCGGCGGGCGCTGCGTGTGGGACGATTGGAAGGCCGCCACGATCGCCGTGAAGAACCGCCCGCGCGTGTTCAACGGCGACGTGATGGCCATCAACGACATCGGCCAATATCTGCACGGCGCCCTGCACCATTGGGTGACGCTGCACCCCGAATACATGCCGGGCTGGCTCAAATTCCGCATGGGCCACCTCTACGGCGAGGGCACGCGCCCCACGACGCACAGCCACAAGGGCGCGCCCGAGATCGACCGCATCTGGCCCGGCGCCGTGGCCGGCGGCACCTCGGGCCTGGCCGCGTGCCTCGTGGGCCTGATGCTCGGCTATGCGCCGATCACGCTCGCCGGCGTGCCCATGGATGGCAGCGGGCATTTCTTCGATCCGCCGGGCGAAGCCGATCACGGCTTGACCGAATGGCACGTGCAAGAGGCCTGGCGCCAATACGACCGCGATTTCTTCTTCGGCCGCGTCAAGAGCCTGTCGGGCAACACCCGCGCGTGGCTCGGCGACGCGCGCGACTTCCTGAAGGCAGCAGCATGATGAACGGAACGTCCCTCGCGCCCGCGCCCGGCAAATCGCTGTTCCACGACGAGCTCGCCCTGGCCGAGCGGCGCAAATACACGCGCATGTGGGAGCGGCCCGAATATCACCGCTACTCGCCGGGCAAGAACCACGCGCCCCGCGCGATCGAGGCGCTCGGCATGAAGGCGGGCGAGACGCTCTACGATCTCGGCTGCGGCAACGGCGCCGCCATTCCCATCTTTGTCGATCACGGGCTGCTCGTGCGCGGCGTCGATATTGCGATGTCGCCGGCGCTCGCGGCCTATCCCCTCAAAACCGCGGCGCACCTGCCGAAAGAACGCCATCCGGTGATGACCGTCGCGTGCCTGTGGGCGATCCCCGCGGATTGGCCGACGCGCGACTACGTGTTCTGCGCCGACGTGCTCGAGCACATTCCGCCCGAGCGCGTGGATGCCGTCCTGATGAACATCGACCGGCTCACCTATCGCGCCGCCTATCTCAACATCCATTGCTCGCCCGATGGCTGCGGCGCGCTGATCGGCGAAACGCTTCATCTCACCGTCGAACGCCCCGAATGGTGGCTGGCGAAGTTGGAGGCGCTGTTCACGGTGAAGCGGCGCCCGGCGCCCGCCAGCGAATTGACGGCGATCGTGACGCCGAAGGCGTGGGGGACCAAGTGATCATCAAGAACCGCGTCGCCTATGCTTGCTTCGCGCGAAGGCGCTACGCATGACCACCAAAACCGCGATCTGCAACCACGCGCTGACCCTGCTCGGCCAATTGCCGTCGCTGAACAATGTGGACACCGACACGTCGGTGAATGCCTCGCGCTTGCGCAGCGTGTTCGACACGGTGCGCGACGCCTGCCTGCGCGCGCATGCGTGGAACTTCGCCACCGTGCGCACCACGCTCGCCGCTTCCTCGAGCTACACGCCGGCCTGGGGCCACGACGCGCAATATCAGCTGCCGCCCGAATATCTCGGCCAGCTTCGCTTTGACCCCGAGCGCCACGGCAGCCGCAAGCCGGATCACCGCATCGTCGGGGACCGCACCAATGGCGGCCGCTGGATCCAGGCATCCGAGGGCGACACGATCTATGTCGAATTCGTGCAGCGCGTCGAGGACACGGCGCTGTTCGACCCGATGTTCGCCGAATATCTCGCCGCCCGCCTCGCCGAAACCGTGGGCGCGGCGATCAGCGGCAAGGCCACGGTGGCCGAAGAGATGCGCGCCCTCGCCCGCGACATGGCCCGCGATGCCCGCTGGGCCGACGCGATCGACACCGGAAGGGACACGCCGGACGAAGGCGACTTTATGAGCGCGCGGGCGATCCCATGAGCCTGGTCACGCCCCCACAGCTTTCGATGGCGGCGGGCGAGATCGCGCCCGCCTTGTGGCAGCGCACCGATCTGCAATGGCATTCCTCGGCGGCCAAGGAGCTCGAGAATTTCATGCCCACGCCGCAGGGCATGATCCGCTTCGCCGGCGGCACGCGCCACATCGCCGAGGTGGACGACAGCGCCGACACGCACCGGCTCATCGATTTCCGGTTCTCCGCCGACGACGCCTACATGCTCATCCTCGGCGACCAGACGATCCGCTTCGGCCGCAACAAGGCGATCATCGAGAGCGGGGGAAGCCCCGTCACCCTGGTCGCGGGCGACGGGGTTCCTTGGCCGCACACGACCCTTTCGCCGATCCGCACCGCGCAATCGGCCGACGTGCTCTACATGGCGCACCGCTCCTACAAGATGCGCGAGCTGCGCCGCGCCTCGCACACCTCGTGGACCATCCCGGCCTTCGATTTCAAGGACGGCCCCTACTATCCCGAAAACACCACCGCCACGACGCTGACGCTTGGCGGCACCACGGGCTCGGTGTCCGTCACCGCGAGTGCGGTTACAGGCATCAACAACAACACCGGATTTCAAACCACGGATGTGGGCCGCCTCATCCGCTGGAAGGATCCGGCCAACAATTGGACCTGGCTCGAGATCACCGCGCGCGCCAGCACCACGTCGGTGACGGCGACGATCCGCGGCGCCAACGCGTCGGCGACCACGGCGACGACATCGTGGCGCCTCGGCCTCTGGTCCGACACCACCGGCTGGCCCGCCGCCGTCTGCATCCATCAGGGCCGGCTCGCGGTGATGACCAACGCGCTCTATTCGCTGCCGCGCGCCGATCTTTCCATGTCGGGCGCGCTCGACACGTTCTCGCCGTCGCTGCCCAACGGCACGGTCAACGACGATCACGCGGTGTCGTGTCTCATCGCTTCCGGCCAGGTGCCGACCATCCGCGATTGCAAGTCTCTGCGCGACTTGATCGTGTTCGCGGTAGGCGGCGATTTCCGCATCACCTCGGGCAGCACCACCGAGCCGATCACGCCCACCAATGTGGAAGTGCGCCCGCTCACCGCCCATGGCTGCGCCGACGTGCCCGTGATCGCCTCGCACACCTCGCTGCTGTACGTGCAGCGCGACGGCCGCACGGTGAACAATTTCAAATATTCGATCGAGGCCGATTACGACGCCAAGGACATGACCGTGCGCGCGCCGCACATCGCCAAAGCGGGCCGCGCCGACGCCTCGGGCGGGCTTTCGCAACTCGCCTGGTCGCAATCCCCGCTCGGCCAGATGTTCGGCGTGCGCGGCGACGGCCAGGTGCCGGCGCTCACCTTCCTGCCGGAGCAGGAAGTGTATGCGTGGAGCCGGCGGAAGACGGCCGCGACAAGCGCGGCCGCTTCCGTCGTCGAAAGCGTGGCCGCCATCCCCTATCAGGGCGTCGATCAAGTGTGGGCGATCGTCCGCCGCACGATCGGCGGCGCCACCAAGCGCTATGTCGAGATCCTCGAGCAGCCGCTCGGCGAAGACGATCCGATCGAGGATGCGTTCTATCTCGACAGCGCGCTGACGCTCGACAACACCGGCGAGTATCTCGGCTTCGGCACGCTGACGCCCGGCGCGGGCGCCACCGTCGCCGACACCACGGACGTCACGTTCACGGCCAGCGTGGGCGGCTTCACCAGCGGCCATGTGGGCCGCAAGCTGCTCTACCGCTACGCGGACACCACGAATTACGCCCCGGACGGGCGCCACCCCAAGCACAAGCACATCGTCTGGAAAACCGCCTATGCCACGATCACGGCGCGCGACAGCGCCACCGTGGTGCGCGCGACCATCAACGAAGCCTTCCCCAACACCACGGCGATCGCCGCCGCCGATTGGCGCCTCACCGTGGCGAGCGTGTCGGGCCTCGCCCATTTGAACGGCGAGACGGTGGCCGTGCTGGGCGACGGCGCGCCGCAGGACAGCAAGACGGTTTCCGGCGGCGCGATCACCTTGGAAACCGACGCCGCGACCGTGCATGTCGGGCTCGCCTATACCGGCCGCTTCGACCCGATCCTGATCGACGCCGGCAGCCGCACCGGCACGCGCCACGGCAAGAAGCAGCGCGTGAACCGCGTGTCGCTGTGCCTGCGCCGCTCCGTGGGCGGCCGCGTGCGCGTGCCCGCCGGCGAAGATGGCGGCGCGCCCGTGACGCAGGAGCTCGTGCCCTATCGCTACACCGACGACACGATGGCCCAGGCCATCCAGCCCTTCAGCGGATGGATCGACATCGCGGTGCCCGCCGACACCAGCACCGACCCGTATCTCTTGATCGAGCAAGACCTGCCCCTGCCGCTCGACATCGTGGCAATCGTGCCCCGGTTTGAAATCCATGACGGTTGAGTTTCGCCCCTACCAGGCCGGTGACGCCGCCGCGTTGCGGCTGGCGCGCGAAGGCCGCGTGCCCGACAGCGTGGAGGCGCTGGCGCTGGCCTCGTGGTCGTTCACGGCGCTTGCCGAAGCCGGCGAGCTTACGGCGAAGCAAGAGCTTCGCCCGGCGCGTGTCATCGCCTGCGGCGGCCTAGCGCGCATCGACACGTGGCGCGGCATGGCGTGGTCCGCGATGGGCGTGGACATGACGCCGCGCGAAATGGTGCGCGTTCGCCGCCGCATCAAAACCTGCATGAAGCTGGCCGAGGCCGATGGCATGACCACCATCGAAACCGAGGTGGCGCTGCATTTCGGCGCCGGCCATGGCTGGGTCCGCTCGCTCGGCTTCGTCTTTGCCGGCCTCGTGCCCGCCGCCTCGGGCCGGCACGTCGCGCGGTATGTCGCCGGCGACGCCGCCTGGGCCGCGGTGCCGAACAGCATCCGCGCCGCGCTCGCCTTCGCCGACCGCGTGACCGCCCGTGCGGTGCAGAACCCGCACGAACCGCCCCTCTCTGTCCTGAGGGCAGCCTGATGCCAGCGCAGCGCGCGTCTTCCAGCGAGCGGAGCCAGTAAATGGGCATCGAAACCATCGCGCTCGTGGGTCTCGCCGCCGGCGCCGCCGTTTCGGCGATGGGCAGCATCCAGCAGGGCTACGCCACCAAGCAGCAGGCCGATTACAACGCCAGCGTCGCCGAGCAGAACGCGGCCGCGATCCGGCAGGCGGCGGCGCTGGACGAGGACACCAGCCGCAAGAAATCCGGCCGCATCCAGGGCGCCGTGCGGGCGCGCGCCGCGGCCTCGGGCGTGGATCTCGGCGGCTCGCCGCTCGACGTGCTGGCCGACAACGCATCCGAAGCCGAGCTCGAGGCGCTCACCATCCGCTATCGCGGCGACGTGGAGGCCGGGCGCCAGGAAAGCGAGGCGCGCCTCTCCCGAGCGCGCGGCAAGAACGCGGTGACGCAAGGCTGGATCGGCGCCGGCGCCGCGCTGCTGCAAGGCGCCACGAGCGCCTACAACATCTACAAGCCCGGCGCCGGCACCGGCGGCGCGGGCGGCATCCCCGATCTCGCCCCCACGATTTCGCGCTATCGCCCGTGGGGTGACAAGTGAAGCTGCCGACCATCATCGCGGACGAGAAACTGCCGCGCGGCGGCCCGAACGCCGAGGCCGATGCGCGCTATCCGCTCGATCGCACCGGCGCGTCGCTGGCCGCCTTGGGCCGCGAGGCGATGGAGCTTTCGGCCACGGTGCTGGCCACGCAAGTGAAGGCGCGCGACGAGGCCGCGGCGCGCGATGCCGTCGCCAATGCCACGCAGCGGCTCGACACGCTGCGGCTCGATCTCGACAAGGACCCGGACTATCTAACGCGCGAAGCGCGCTTCAACGCCGAGGCCAAGAAGATCGCGGCCGAGCTGAAGAACGGGCTGTCGCCGCGCGCGCAGGGCGATTTCGACGCCCGCATCGCGTCGCTCTATGCCGGCCAGGCGCATGCGGTGCGCGCCAATGCGCGCCGGGACGAGAACGAGGCGCTGCGCGTGTCGCTCGACCAATCGACCGACGCGCTCTTGGAAAAGGCGCTCGGCGCGCCCAACAAGCTCGCGCGCGCGGCGGCGCTGGGCGAGATCGAAGTTTCACTTCGCAACGCCTGGGAAACCGGCGTGCTCTCCGAGGCGCAATACAAATCGGCCCTGAAAGGCAAGCTCGGCAAGTTCGACGAGCTCGCCGTGTCGCGCGCGATGCGCAGCAGCGGCGCCGCCGCGCTGGCGCTGTTGAACGACAAGGCCGCCACGCCCAATCTCGACCCGCTGCGCCGCGAGCAATTGAAGATCCAGGCGCAGGCGCGCAGCGAGCAGCAAAGCGCGCTGGCGCGGGCGGAAGCCCGTGCCACGGTGCAGGGCGTCACCTTCCAGCTTTCGCGCGGCGTGCGGCCGAGCCCGGAGAAGATGGACGAGGCCTATCGCGCCGCGGCCACGCTGCCCGGCGGCCAGAAGGAGCTCGCTACCGCCGAATATCATTTCGGCATGCTGCAGGAATTCCAAACCCTGCCCGTGCCCGCCATGACGGCGCGCATCGAAAGCCTGCGCAGCGCCGAGGCCGAAGGCCGCGCCACGCCCAACGACACCGCGCTGCGCGAGACGTTCGAGAAGTATCAGGGCGCGGTGGTCAAGGCGTATCAGCAAGACCCGGCGTCCACGGCCCTGCAGCGCAACACCGTGGTGGCCGACACGCTCGCCCAGGCGCAGCGCGAGATCGGCGAGGCGGCGACACCCGCCGCGCGCGAGGCCGCGACCGAACGCTTCCGCGCCGGCGTGGATGCGCTCACCGAGCAGCAGCGGCTCGACGGCGTGCCCGAACATCGTATCCGGCTGCTGCCCAAGGCGAGCGCCGAGAACCTCGAGGCCAATCTGCAGGGCGCCGGGCCGAAGGTGCTGGGCGAATTGGAGCGCCAGCGCGAGGCCTATGGGCCGGTGCTGTGGAGCCGCGTGCTGCGCCAGCTCGACGAGGGCAAGAAGCTGCCCATGGCCGTGAAGGTGCTGGGCGCGATGCCCGGCCAGCTTTCGCGCAACGGCGACGCCATGACGATCATGGAGGCGTTGAGCCTGCCCGACAAGCGCCGCGACGAGCTCATCCCCGACGAGACGCAGAGGAAGTCGATCGCGCGCCTGGTGGGCGACGGCGGCGAGCGCGTGCGCGCCGCGCTCTCGCGCGTGCCCGGCGAGATCGAGGCCTACACCGATTACGCCGACACCGCCAAGCGCGTGGCCGAATATCTCTACGGCACGCGCCGCGCATCCTCGCCCGAGGCCGCCACCAGCCAGGCCTGGGATATCGTGTTCAACAATCATTGGGCGACCGCCGGCACGGTGCGCATCCCGAAGATCGACAAGGTGCCCGTCGCGGACCCCACGATGGTTTCCGCCTATGGCGAGTATTTCCGCCAGAACCTCGACAAATTCTATCTCGCCGTGCCCGCCGGCGGCCCGGCCACGGCGCGGCTCACCGAGGCGCAGCGCCTCGACCAGTGGAAAAACCACCTCAAGAATTTCGGCGCCTTCACCGCCGACCGCGCCGAAACCGGCGTGATGTTTCGCGACGGCGAGGGCATCCCCGTGCGCGGCCAGAACGGACAGGCGTTTTCGACGAGATGGGACGCGATCAAGAACGACAAGGAATTCATGGCGTGGTGGCAGCGCACCGGCTCGCCCGCCGAGCTGCGCCCCGGCGACCCGCGCAGCGGCGCGCCCGATCCCGCCGTCGAGCAGATGATGCGCAATCGGCCCAAGCCGCCCGCACGAAACGACGAGCCGGGCGGTGGCGACAATGGCGATGAAAAACTCGGCGGCGGCGGCCAATCGTTCAATCCCGAAGGTCGCGGCTACGACTACAACGCCGCGCGTGCTGCCGGCATGGGGCCGGATGGAACCGGCGAGAACAAGGGTCATTGGGGCAGCGTGCGCGAGGCAACCGGCGCCGAACGACAGCGCCACGGATTGCCGGACGAAGCCTACCTGATCCTCAAGGGTCGCAACCACGAGACGTGGGACAAAGCCGTTCAAGGCGAAGCCGAGCGCGGCTTCAAGATCGTGAAGCGCGGCGACCGCTATTGGTCCGTGCCGAAGGATTGGGAGCCAAAGTAGGTGGCTCTCTGGACCCGAGAGCGCGAATACGAGACGCTGCCGCTTGACGACTACAAGGCGTCGCGCGGCGCGTATCTCGGCGCCGTGATCGACGACGCTTGGCAAGGGTCCCCCTTGCCAAGCTTACTGCGCTGGGCCGAGCGCCAGCAGATGGAGTACGGCCCCCTCGGCGCGCTGACGCGATCGACCGCGCTGGGGATGGCGCTGCCGGGCCTCGCGCGCGAGGGCCTCGAGGCGCTCGGCGCGCCGGCGGACGCGTTCAAGCCGCAGGGCAAGGTGCTCACCGCGCAGGAAGTGGTGGACCGCAGCAAGCCGCTCGGCCTCAATCTGCGCCGCGGCATGTCGGAGGCGGCATTCGAGAGCATCGCCGCGGAGCGCCGCCGCCAGCTCGCCAATGAGGCGGTGTTCGACCGCGCCCGCGCGGGCACGAGCCTGCAGATCGCGGGCGTGCTCGCCGAATTCGCGACCGGCGCCGTGGACCCCTTCAACCTCGCCTCGGCCTTCCTGCCGGTTTCGCGCCTGGGGCCCGTCGCCCGCGCCCTTGAGCGGATCGGCTCCCGAGACGCTCGGCTGCTCGCGCGCGGCGCCATCGAAGGCGCCGCCGGTGCCGTCGCCGTGGAACCGCTGGTGGCGTCGGCGGCGCTCGACGAGAACCCCGCTTACGGGTTTTCCAGCGGCCTGCTCAACGTCGCCTTCGGCGGCGCGCTCGGCGGTGGGTTGCATTGGCTCGGCGGCCGCATATCGGGCGCGGACAGGCCCCTGGAAGCGCCCCGCGCGCCGCAGAGAAGCGCGGCGGATGTTTTGCGTGCGGAGAGTGCCGAGACACCCCCATCCGCGCGTCCTGCGGCCCCTGAAAGGGCGCCTGCAGGGGAACAACCGCGCGCCGAACCCGCCTCTACCCTGCCGGCATCTGCGGATGTGCAGGCCACGGCGAGGGCTGTGGAAAAAATGTCGCCCGAGGCGCGGCAGACCTTGCTCGACACGGTGGTGCGCCAAACGGCCAACGACCTCGCCGTGGACGTGGACGTGTTGGCGCGGGCGACCGGCCAGTTCATCGCCCCGCCCGCGCGCTACCCCGCACAAGTGCGCGCTTTGGGCGCGCGCTGGGACGTGTCGGTGGAGGATCTGCGCGCCGAAGCGCGGGAATATCGCACCGCGATCGCCGATCTCGAGCAGCGCCTTGCCGCCAGCGAAGAAAAAGGCGCGCGCTTCACCCGCCCCGAGGGCTGGCAACCCACGCCGGCGCTGCTGGCCCAAGCCAAGGCCTATGTCACGCCGCCCAAGGGCAAGGCCGAGCCCGAGCGGCTCGCCACCTTCGTGCGCCGAAAGGGCGGCTTGGCGGCCGACGATCCGCTGGCGGGCGATCTTCGCGCGCAGGATCTCGGCCGCACCGGCCTGCTGCGCAAGGTGAAGTATCAGGGGATTTCCACCACGCGCAGCGCGGGGCAGACCTTCGACGACATGGCGCTCGCGGCCACCGAGGCCGGCTATTTCCCCGAGCGGCCGACCGCCGAGCAATTCGTGGCCGCGCTGATCGAGGATGCCGGCGCCGAGCCCGGCAAGCCGGGCGCGCGATACTCGACCAAGGCCGACCAGGCCGACCTCGCGGATTTCGTGACGGCCAAGGAAGAGCGTGCCGCCTTCGAGCGGTGGATGGAAGAACATCCGCTCGGCGACCCGCGCCAGATGGCGCCCGAGGACCTCGCCTATCTCTTGTCGCTCGACCCCACCAGCCGCCGCCTCGCCGAGCTCGACGATCTCTTGGCGCGCGGCGTGATCTCCGAACGCGAGGCCCTCGAGCGCGCGGCGCTGCTCGACAAGGCGCGCGCCGCGGACGAGGCCGCCGAGGCGCAGGCGATGCTCGAGATCATCGCCCAGGCCCGGCGCGAGATGGCCGACCAGGGGCCCACCATCGACGCTCACAAGACCACGTGGCTCGACACGCGCGGCCAAGGGCAGCAATTCCACGGCACGTCGCGACCGATTGCCGAACTAGACGATTGGGCGGCCTCGACCATGAACATTTATGGTCAGGGCTTCTACACCACTGACGCGGTGGACATCGCTCGGGGTTACACCAAGAAGGGAAAAGGGCAGCAGCCCACCCTCTATCGCGTCACTGACGAGGGCGGCCCACACAATCTCTACGACATGGAGAAGCCGCTTAGCGCGGAACATCGTGCCGCGATCGAAAAACAGCATCTTGATGGTTTTTACGAGACCTATGCCGATCAACTCGCAGAGGCCAAGACGCTCCGCGAATTCTACGACGAGGTGCGCGCGGAAAGCCGTGAAAACGGCCACTCGGCCGACACCATCCAAGAGCTATTCGACGGCATTCGGGCGATGTTCGAGGCAGAAGGCTATAGAGGCTTTACTCACCTCGGTGGCTTAAAGACCGGCAAGCAACCGCATCACGTTGCCATCTATTGGTTCCCCTCGACCGATGTTAAGATCGCTCCGGTCGATTGGCGCGCTTATGAAGTGGCCGGGCGCGCCGATGAAGGCGCGCCACTCACCCGCGAGGAGTTCGATGCCGTCGAACGCAGCATTGCAGAGGTTGAAGCTCGCGGAGAGCGCCTACCGGAAGGTGATGGCGAGCCCGGATATGCCGGCCTCGGCGAAGATGCACGCGCGCCGGGCGCTGCTGGCGAATTTGGACCGGCAGCGGATCGCGGCGCGGTTTCCGGGGCTCTCCCGTCCCGCGCCCTCGGTGGCCAAGAAACCCTAGGCGGCTACGATCTTTCCGGCTGGGTGCAGCGCCAGGCCGATTGGCGCGCCGACGCGCATGTGGATGCGCCCGCTGCCGCGCGCGCTGATGCGCTGATTGCCGGCAGGGAAGCCGTCACGCCCGAAAAAGACCTCGCCGACCTCGAAGCCGCCGCAGCCAAGCCGCTGACGGACGAGGACAAGGCCGAGCTGAAACTCGCCGAAGAGCCGTACAACGAGGCGGCGGCGCTCTCCGACGCCTATGCGCAGTGCAAGATCGGAGGCGCCAATGGCGGGTAATTGGCGCGATTGCGTGGGCCTCGCCATGGGCCGGCCGATCAAAGACGAGGAAGCGCGCGCGCTCGAGCAGCGCTTCGCGTCGGCGCGCGATCGTGCCCGCTATGCCGGCGAGGCGTTCGACGACGCCACCATCGCGTTGAAGATCGCGCAGGAGATCGCCGTCGAGAAGGCGCTCGCCAAGCGGAACGTGCTATTGAACCAGATCGCGTATCGCTCGGCGCTCGAATACACCAGCCGCTTCGGTGACAAGGCGCTCGCGCTGCGAGCTTTGCTCGGCGGCATCAACGAGGTGGTCGAGGGCGGGCGCCTGTCGATCGACGCGCAGCACAACGCCATCTTCCGCGAATATCTCGGCGGCATGCTCGCCGATCTTCGCAAGGCCGGCGCCGAGAGCGGCCAGGATTTGCTCGGCTACATGAACGCGGGCGGCTTCCGGCGCGACCCGGCGGTTGAGCTGGCCATTCGCAAGGAACTGCGCGGCGAAAGCAGCGGCGATGCCGCCGCCAAGAAGATCGCCGAGGTGATGAATAAATGGCTCGACGCCGCGCGGCTGCGCGAGAACCGGGCCGGATCGTGGATCGGCCACCTCGACGATTACGGCGGCGCGCAGACCCACGATGCGCGGAAGGTGTTTCGCGCTGCCGGCGAGACACCCAAGACGCCGGAAGCGCGCGAGGCGGCGTTCCAGGCGTGGCGCGAATTCGTGCTGCCGCTCATCGACACCGACCGCATGCTGCCCGAGGTGCTGTCGCGCAACCTGACGCCCGAGCAATTCCTGCGCAACACGTGGAACGCGATCGCCGCCGACCGCTGGGACACCGCCGCCGGCGGCGAATTCACCGGCCTGCACCACTACATCGGCCCCGGCAATCTCGGCAAACGCGAGAGCGCGTCGCGCGTGATCCATTTCAAGGATGCCACGGCGGCGCAGGCCTATAACGACCGCTTCGGCAACGGCTCGCTGGTGGAAGGCATCATTCACCGGCTCGAGAAAAGCGCGCGCGCCACGGCGCTGATGGAAACCTTGGGGCCGAACCCCGAGGCGATGCTCGACCGGCTGCGCCGCGATCTCGCCAAGGAACTGCAAGGCGCCGGCGATGCCAAGGGCGCCAAGGCGCTCGGCGGCAAGGCCATCGACAATCTCTACGCCGAGGTATCCGGCGCCACGCGCAGCGCCGACAACAAGGATCTGGCCGCCTGGGGCAGCGGCCTGCGCGCGCTCGAAAGCATGACCAAGCTGGGCGCGGCCACGCTGTCGAGCATCGGCGATCTCGCCACCGTGGCGGGCGAGCTGCGCTATCAGGGCCGCGGCTTCCTTGAGAGCTGGCGCGACGCTTTTGCTGGCCTCATTCGAGGCCGTGGCGACGCGGAAACCCGCCAGATCGCCGAACTCGTGGGCGTCGGCTTCGAGGGCGTGGTGGGCGGCGTGATGAGCCGCTTCCATTCCACCGATGGCGCGCTCGGCGGCACGGCGCGGCTGCTCAATCTCTTCTTTCGCTTCAACGGCCTGAATTGGTGGACCGACGCGCACAAGACCACGGCCGGCCTGGTGACGGCGCGATACTTTGCCCAGCATGCCGGATCGGCCTGGGCGAGCCTGCCCGCCGAAACGACCCGGCTTTTGACGCAATACGGCATCGACCGCGACGGCTGGAACATCATCCGCAAGGGCGCAGTCAAGGAAGCGAACGGCACGGAATTCCTCACACCCGACGCCATCCGCGCGCTGCCCGATCTCGCCTTCGGCATCCCCACGGGCGGGCGCACCGTGGCGCAGATGCGCGATCGCCTCGTGACGGCCTATCAGGCCTTGATCGTCGATCGCGCGGATTTCGCGGTGCCGACGCCGGGCGCCCGCGAGCGCGCGTGGATGAACCAGGGCACCGAGCGCGGCACGGTGCTGGGCGAGGCGCTGCGCTTCGTGATGCAGTTCAAGGCGTTTCCGCTGGCCATGATCAGCAAGACCATGGGCCGCGAAGTTTACGGCCGCGCGGGGGAGGGGAAATTCGGCGCGCTCGGGCGCATGGGCGAGCTCGTCGCGCAACTGACGGTGATGGGCTATCTCGCGCAATCGGCCAAGGACCTGGCGCGCGGCAAGGAGCCGGCGGACCCCACGAACATCAACACGGTCTACCGCGCCATGACGCAGGGCGGCGGGCTCGGCATCTACGGCGATTTCGTGTTGGGCGAGCATGACCGCTTCGGCCGCAGCCCGGCCGAGACGGCGCTGGGTCCCGCCTTCGGCACCGCCGGCGACCTGGTGAAGCTGGTCAACAAGGCGGCGCGCGGCGATCTCGACGCCGGCGGCGCCATCCGCTTCGCGGTGCAGAACACGCCGTTCCTGAACCTGTTCTACGCGCGGCCCGCGCTCGACTATTTCGTGCTGCACCCGATCTACGAAAGCCTGAAGCCCGGCTACATCGGCCGCATGAACCGCGAGGCCGAGAAGCGGTATGGGCAGGATTATTGGTGGTACTGACCCGATGAACCGACCGGCAACCCAGCGTAGCAACGCAAGGTTCGGCCCCGCCGGGGCCGAACCGTCAGCGGTGCGGAGCAAGCAACGATGAGCATTTCCACAACCACAAATCGCTGGTCCTATTCCGGCAACGGCGTCACCACCGCCTTCGCCTACACCAACAAGATCCTCGCGAGCAGCGATCTGCTCGTCTACCTCGAGCTGATCTCGACCGGGGCGCTCACGCTCCAAACCGAGACGACGCATTACACGGTGTCGGGCGTGGGCGCCGCCGCCGGCGGCAACGTCACCTTCGTGACCGCCCCTTCGGCGCTCTACAACGTCGTGATCGTTCGGCGCGTGCCCTACACGCAGCCGTCGACCTTCAACCCCCGGAAGCAGCTTTCGCCCTCAGGCATCGAGGATGCCTACGACCGGGCTGCGATCCTGTCGCAGCAGGTGCTCGACTTAATCAGCCGCTCGGTACGCCTGGCCGACGGCAAGAGCAGCCCCTCGAGCTTGAACGGGCTCACCGGCAGCATCGCCAACAAATACCTCGCCTTCGACGCCAACGAGCAGCCGGTGGCGAGCGACGGACCGAGCAGCGTCGTGGTCTCGGCGGCGATGACGCCGGTGGTGCAGGCGGCAACGATCGCGGCGGCGTGGGACCTGTTGAAGCAAACGGCGAGCGAGACGGTGCCCGGCGTTGCCGAGCTTGCGACGCTTGCCGAGGCCTTGGCGCTCGACACCTCGCGCATCATGCCAGCCGACAAGATCGCGGCGTGGCTCGGCCCGATCCTTGAGCCGGGCGGACGGCTCACGCTGACGAGCGCTGCGCCGGTTATGACCGCCGACGTGACGGCGGCGGCGACGATCTACTACGCGCTTTACAAGCACAATTTCGTGCCGCTGTGGAACGGCACGACGTGGGGCCTGCACCAGATCGCCGAGCTTTCGCTGGCGCTGACCAGCAACAGCGGCCACACCGGCTACCAGCAGAACGGGAAGAATTTCGATCTTTTCATTTACAACGATGGCGGCACGATCCGGCTTTGCACCGGGCCGGCCTGGACCAACGACACGACCCGCGCCGACGCGATCGCGCGTAAGGACGGGCGCTGGACCAACAACGCCTCGATCGTGCTGCGCTTCGGCAACGCCAGCGGCAACACGGTGACGGCCGCTGCCAACCGCGCGCTCTATGTCGGCACGATGCGCGCGAGTGCCGATGGACAGACCGAGTGGACGCCGAACCCGGCGGCCGCGGCGGGCGGCAGCAATAACAAGCTCTACCTCTGGAACTGCTACCATCGGCTGCGCGTGGTCGCGGTCGAGCGCGACAGCACCGACACGTGGAGCTACACGACCGCCAGTTACGCGGTCCTAAACAGCAACAACAACAACCGCATCAGCTTCATCAACGGCCTCGCGGAAGGCTGGATTTATGCGTCGGCCTCGATCCGCGTGCAGCCGAGCGCGGCCGTCGATACGCGGTTCGTCGTGGCCTATGACAGCACGACGGCCCCGCCGGCCGGAAACGAAGCGTCGATCGCGATCAAAACGCACGCCGTGAACGAGCGCGCCACGCCGTTCTCCGCGTTCCATTACAAAGCCGAGATTGGCCACCACTATGTGACGGCGCTGCACCAATCATCCGCGAGCGGCACCACGACGTGGGCCGGCGATGCTGGCGGCAACGACAGCATGCACATCGGCTTGCAAATCGACATGTAGGAGGCGGAAATGAACATCACCGCTTTGGACCAGGCGATCAAGGCTGCCTATCCCGGCGCGCTCGGCGTCTCGATTGGCAACCGCGACGACAAATCGACATGGCGCCCACTGCTGCCAGCAAGCGCGAGCGCCGCGGAACGAGCCACCGCGACAACAGCCTGCGCGCCGGTGATTGCGGCCTTCGACGCCTCAGCGCCCGAGCCCGCCCTCCGCGACCTTGCTGCCGAGCTCACCGCAATGGCCGAGCGAAACGCCAAGCTGGAAGCGGCGCTTGCGGCAAAGAACGTGGTGTCCAAAGAAGAGATCGACGCCGTGACGGTGCGCAAATGATCGCGCTCAGGTTTCCACCAAGCGAAATAGAGCACGGCCAGCATCGCGGCCACGATGACCGCGATCCGAAGCCAATCGCGGACGCGCAAGCGCTCGTTCATCGGACGAACCTCGTATGAACCGAAAGTGCCACGCCAGATGAAGCAGCGGCCCCCGACGCAGCGGCTAACTACGCCGGGAGCCTAACCCAACCGTGCAGACACACGAAAGGGCTGACCGATGAAAGCACGAGACCATAGGCGCCGCTACACGGCGGGATTTCTGCTTCTGTTCGCGCTCGCCTGCGCGATCTTCGTGGCGCCTGCATTGGGCCAGGACCGGGGCCTGCTGCTGCGCCAGCAATGGATCCACGACAACGCCAAGGAGTGCTGCCCGCACAATCGCTGCTTTCCGGTGACGGCGCGGCCCTCGATCCATTTCTGGGACGTGGACGGTTTCAAGAGCGTGGTGCCGATCGGCAAGGAGCGCGCGTGGCCGTTCGCCGAGACCTTCGGCTGCGCCTACGAGACCGACAAGGGCACGATCCGCTGCCTGTTCCGGCCCCCGCCGGAGGCGAGCTGATGCGCGTGAAAACCCACTGGCGGCGCGGCGCCGATACGAACCGGCGGCTGATCTGGCTCGCCGTCATGGCGGCCCTTGCGCTCCTCTCCCTTTGGGGGCTGGCATGAAGGAATTCGCACAGCAATTTCTCGACACCGTGGGCGTGACCCTGGCCGCCGCCTTCGCCTCGCTGTTCGGCGCGGTGGCGGGCCTCGCCTTCGCCAAGGACGTGACCCCGCGCCAGGCCATCGTGATCGTGCTGGCGGGCGTGGGCACCGGATCGTTCGGCTCGGCGGGCATCGTCGCCTATTGGAACCTGTCGCCGCCCACGGCCGGCGCCATCGCGTTCATCCTCGGCGTGCTCGCCATGCCGATCCTCGGCCTCGCCTTCGGCGTCGTCTCGCGGTGGCGGAGCAAGTCCGACAGCCTCGCCGATCGCATCGCCGACAAGGGCCTCGGCAGCGATCCCGAAAAGCCCCGAAACCCGGAGGGGCCGTAGCATGAAAGGCTTCGACTGCTACGCGACCGTGCGCCCGGAATGGGCGCCGCGGCTGCGCGCCCTCGGCTACGACTTCTTCGCGCGCTACTACCGCCGCGCGCCCTTGGAGGGCGGCCGGGGCAATGCGCTGGCCCGCGCCGAGGCCAAGGCGCTGTTCGATGCCGGCTTCCAGGCGCTTGCGATCTATCAGAACACGAGCGACACGCCGGCATATTTCACGATCGAGAACGCCCGCGCCGACACCGCCGCGGCGCTGGCGGCCGCCGCGCATCATGGGCAACCGAAGGGCACGGCCCTCTATTTCGCGGTCGATTGCAACCCGGCACCGGACCAACTGCCCGCCGTCGAGCGGTATTTCGAGCGGATCATGGGCGCCGTCACGGTGGGCGGCTATGTCGTGGGCGCCTACGGCTCGGGCCTCGTGCTGCAAATGCTGACAGCCCGCAACCTTGCCGAGCGCACCTGGCTCGCCAACGCCAAGGGCTGGCGCGGCTACCAGGATTGGCTTTCGCATGCCGACGTGGTTCAGACGACGCTGCCCTTCACCCTGCCCTTCGGCTTGCAGATCGACGGCAACGAAGCACGGAACGATGCGGGGATGTGGCGGCCGGAAACAAAGCAACCGGAAGCGTCGATCTGGGAGCGCATGCTGGGGTGGTTCCGATGAAATTCTGGTTCTGGTTCACGCTTGCGTTCGTCGCCGCCGGATGGGCGGTCGCCGGGGCGCGCTGCTGTGGCGGTGGGCGAGTTGATTGAGCTTCGCGCGGAGGCGCTACGCGGATGATCGACCTCTTCGGGCTCGGCAAGGCCGCGAGCACGGCCATCATCGTGACGGCGCTGCTCGCCACCGGCGGCGTCGCCGTCAAATGCACCGTCGACGCGATCGGCGACGCGCGCGAGGAGCGGCTGCGCAAGGAAAGCCTCGAGGACCGGCTGAAAGGAATACGCGATGCCAAGGAACGCGAACGGCTCGAGCGCCTGCGCCCGCTCTGGGCCAAGGCCCGCTGCGCGCATGAGGGCCGCGACAGCGATTGCTGCGGCGCTGATGTTGCCCGGCTGCCAGAACGATGCACGGCCCCCGTTGCCGGTGTCGAATGACCCGATCAACTGCGACAGCTACGTGTCGCACCGCTGGGCGCTGAAGGCGGCCGCGATCCAGGCGCGCGAAGATCCCGGCGCGCTCGACGCGCACAACACCAACGAGGCGAACGCCGCCGCGTGCAAGCTCGGCGCTCGCGGCAAGAGCCTCGGGCCGCGCTAGCGGAGCGCCCCTCTCGCCCGTTTGGGGCGCGAAGCAGCAAAACAGCCCGTTCCGCGCCCGTTCCGCCCGCTTTTTCGCGCGCGTTCCCCGGCCTCGGGGAACGTCGGGGAACGTGGAGAACAATCCGCGGCCGAAACCTTGGCTAAGTGCTTGAGCGAAATGGTGGGCGATGCAGGACTCGAACCTGCGACCCGCTGATTAAGAGGCCGTGGACAGCGCAGTAAAATCAGTGCGGCCAGGAACGGCGGCGCGCCCTAAAATGCGCGATCATGGGGAACGTCGCCGAATTCATGGCGGCTATCGGCGCACCGCCTCGAATTCGGCGCGCTTGGCGAAGGCGCTGCCGGCACGCTGGATCGTGACGGCCATGTAGTGCTTGTAGACCGTCGACGGTTGCGTGTGGCCGCTGATGGCGCGGATTTCATCGTCGGTGCAGCCCGCTTGGCTCAGCCGCGTGATGCCCGTGTGGCGCAGGTGCGAGAATTTGAGGTCCTCGGAGCGCACCATCGAGGTGCCATCCAGCCCCTTCGCCATGTCGCGCCAGAGCCGCCGCGGCACGGCATCGAGTGCGAAGCCGCCGACCGGCCAGAGCTCGGCCTTGGCGAGTGTCTCGAGATCGCCGGCCTTCGCATCGGTGGCGCCGGCCATGGCCGAGCGGATGCGGTGGAACACAGCGCGGAACCAATCGAGCTTCCAGGGCTCGCGCGTGTCCTCGCACGTCAACAGCGTGCGTGGCGTGAGCGTCAGCACCCTGCCCTTGGCCTCTTCCTTGAACTGCCACTCGAGCCGCTGGCGCAGCGGCGCCACGAGATCGAGCGGAATCGGCACATATTGCCCGGTCTTGGATTGCACGATGTGCAGCACGCCGTCGCGATAGGCCGTGCGCGGCAGCGCCAGCAGGTCGCCAGTGCGCTGCGCGAGCCACGCGTTGAGGATCACGGCGGTGCCCACCGAATACCACCCGAGCGCATCGGCGCATTCGGCGAAGTGCGCAACGGTGTAGGCTGGCCAGATCCACCCGCCGGCCGGATCGGGCTTGTCGATTTCCATCAGCACGAGGCGCACGGGATTGGCGACGATCTCGCCCGGCGCCGCCTTCTTGCGCGCCGTGCGGTCGATCACCATGGCCAGCAGCGTGAGGAAAAGCTGCTGGCTGCGCGGCTTATCGGCCAGCGCATCGGCGGCCTGCATCGTCCGCTCATAGGTGATGCCCGAAATGCGCAGCGCGCCGCCCCAATCTTCGATCAGGCCGAGCATCCAGTCGTATTGCTTCTTGGTGCGCCGCTCGACCCCGGCATAGGCCTTGGAGAGCTTGTAATCGGCGATCGCGTGCGACAGCGTGCCCTCGATCTGCCGCATCGCCATCTTGGTGGCGGGGCCGCTGGCGACGGACGCTGTTGGTCGCGCCGCCGCTGCGACCGGCGCCGTCGCCGCGCGCAGGAACGCATTCACGCGCGCGGTGATGGCGCGGCATTCCTCTTCGGCCGTGGCTCGATCGTCGGGCAGTCGCACCACGGGCCCATGCGGCGAGCCGGCGAGCAGCGCAGCGAGACGCTGCGGGGCCTTCCAGTAGAAGCGAAGCGTGCCGTCAGCGTTGCGGCGCTCGGCAAAGTATTCAGGCCTCGGGAAGAGGCCCGCGCGTTCATCGGCCATGGCGTTCTCCCGGCGCCCTCTCCGGGGCGCGCATCTGCGATATTAGCGCGCGCGCTCGAGCGCGGCTAGGTTTGGTTCAATCTCGGGCGGCGGCGTCGCGGCGTCCGATTGCATGGCGGCCGTCAATTGTCCGATCCGGCCGTTCGAGGCGGCCCACTTTTCGACCAGCACGCGCGACCACCGCGGCCGGCCGAAGCCTGGCAGCGGCGCCGGAAAACCGTGCTCGGCCACCATGCGCCGCCAATTATGGGCCCACCACGAGCCGTAGCCACGGCCCTTCGCAGCGTTATAGCCGAACATCATATCGAGCTCGGAAATCGTGCAAACGAGCATCAGCTTTTCTCCGGGTGTTCTCGCGTCAGTGGTGCGCGGCCGAAACCATACGCGCGATAGACTTCCTTGGCCGCGTCGTCGTCGCCGAGCATTGTTTGCAGCATTTCTTCTTCGACCTTCACGCGCAGGGCCTCGGCCATCGCGAGTTCGTAAGCCACGATCAGCGGATTGCGCATCATTCGCGCGCCTGCTTTTCCGTCACCGGTTCGGTCTCGACGAATGTAAGGCCGTGGAACGTGCCGATTTCGCCTTGCGCGATCGCACGCCCCGCGCGCGCCATGCGCTGCGACCAGTACCAGCGTTTCCATTGCTCGCGCGCTGTGCCGTGTAGCGCGGCGGCGAAGGTGCCGCGCGGATGCGGGTAATCAGGCTTGAATGCGCGGGCGTCGATCATCGCGGTGCCTGTCTGTCAGCGGGACGTGTTGATGATCGGCCGGCCGTCGCCGACGATAAGGCGTTGCTCCGTCGCCGGCGGATTGCATTGCTCGCGAAGCCACCGAACCTCTTCCCGCTTATCCTCAAGGTGCAGCCGCATCGTCGAAATATCCTCGGTGCCGAAGCCCTTGGGACGCCAACCGCGTTCCCACGCGGCTTGCGCGAAGGCGCCCAGCATCGCGTCGGCATCTTCGCTCTCAAGAGACCAAACGACATTTGGCGGCAGCGTCCGCTGATTATCGACCGCCGTGAACGTCGGCGCCAGCATGAAGCGGCGCGTGTCGTCAGGCCAGGGCGAGACCGCGACGACGACATCGACTTCGCCCTTGTGGGGTTGATCGTGCGCGGCAACTTTCCACGGCATGGGCGTGCTCCTACTCTCGCGATAGTGGGTTGGTGCGCCGCGCGCGCTCGGCTCCGATGGCGTTTACGAAATCGGCCTCAAGCTCGGCCCGTGCCGCTTCATTCGGCATGTGGCGCTGCATCTGCTTCGCCTGGCGCAGTATCTCCTTGGCGAAGGAAACAGCTTCCTCGCGCCGGATGATGAGCTTGGCATAGAGACGCCCGCGTTCATCGTAGAGCTTGAGGTTCAGGCCGCAGCACGGGCACCAATCAATCTGCGAATTGTCGGCGCACTTGTAGGTCTCGCCGATCTCGGCCGCGAGATTGCCGGCGAAAAACTGGAGCAATTCTTCACGATCAGCCATCGCTCTTGCGCTCCTGCTTTTCCGTCAATGGTTCGTAGCGGTAAAAGTAGAAGCCCCAGCCGGCCACGCCGTCGCGCCAGCGGCTCACCCAGCACAGCCACGCCCATTCTCCATTCCAGAGGCGCACCGGCCGCCAAGCGAACCAACGGCGATAGGTGTAGAGTTCTTGGCCAAAGATCATTTCGCGCCTCCGCGATTTTCCGTCAGCCGCACGACTTCCTCGGTGATGTTCACCATGATGTCGTTGGCGATCGGCGAGCCATCGAGCTTGGCGGCCCAGCGCCGGTTATGCGGCTTCCGCGCCCAATTCATGTAGCCTCGCTCGACCGCAGCGAACACCTTGGCGTAGTCGATCGCTTCGTGAAGGCCCTGAATGATCTTCTCTGCGCTCATCGCGGTGCCTGTCTATCAGCGGGGCTTGCGGCGTCGGCGCGGCCGAACGTCGGACTTGAGCTTAGTGGAGCCACCAAACTTGAACTTATCGAAGTTGAGGCCGCGTATCACCTTCCCGCCGGTGATGGCCGCCGTTGCCATCTGCCTCAGGCCCTCTAACGCGCGATCGCGGGCCTCCAGACGTTGAGGAAGGTCCATTGGCATCGTGACGCGGATTGCCTCGACCAGCGGCGCGTGCCGGTGCTCGATGCGCTCGACAGTGCAGCGGGCCGCTTCGAGGGCCGGCACTATCACGCCGTCTAAGAGCGTCGATTTCCCGCCACCCATGTCGGCCCACACTTCGAGGTGAACCGGAGGCAGCGTTATTCTTCGCGCGCGCTTCTTCATCGACGTGCTCCTACTTGTTCATCAGCGGCGCGGCCGCGAGCATGGCCTGATAGCGCTCGATCGCGTCGTCCCACATCGGCTTCCCCTGCATGTTTCGCCGCGCCGTTTCGACGTAGGCCCGCAGCATCGCGTCTGTCGGCTCTTTGGGAACGAGAACGTAGGCTTCCGGTATCATGGCTTGGCGCCCCGCTCAGGGTTGGACAGCAGTTTATGCAGCCGCTCGATCTCGTCGAGCGCAGCCGGCCAGCCAGTGCGCGCCGCCGCTATGAACGTCGCGTTGTTCACCTCGTCGGCGTAGGCCCGACACAAGACGCTGTGAGTGATGTTCTTCTTTTTGTGCCAGTCGATCGGTGCGCGCCCGTCGAAAATCGGCACCGCTAGATCGGCCTCGACGTTGACCGCGCGCACCGTGCTGCCGCTGATCGTGTCCCACGGGCCGGGCGTCGCGGCGGCAATGATCGCGCGGGCTTTCGCTATATCGTCCGGCGTCATTTCCCGGCTCGCTGCTGGTCGTGCACCGGGTCGAGCTTCCGGCGAAGGCCGCCGAAGTCCCATTCCTCGAATAGATAATTGATTGCCGCCCATTCTTCGGGCGCCACGAGATAGTCCGTTTCCGGCTCGATCCAGTGCCAGTCGCGCGTGAGCGTGTAGCCGCGCGATTTCAGGAAGTCGATCGCGTCGTGATCGCTACCCTGCCAGGCGTCGCGTGTTTCTGCTGAGGCTTGCGGCATCGTGACCACCTAAGAGCGTAGCATTGGGTCAGCGCGCCTCGACGAACTGGCCGCCCTTCGGGTCTGCAATGTCGTATTCGGTGTCACCCACGCGAAACTTGCCCGGCCCGTGGCCGAGGTAGGAGCAGCGCCCCGTTTCGTCGAACGCCTTTTCCTTCGCGATCTCGTGGTTGCAGAGCCATAGGGCAAGCTGCTTCTGGCCCTTCTTCATGGCATCGGCGCTCGCATAGCAGGCGATGGCGTAAAGCCCGCACGGATGGTCGCACGCCTCGCGGAAGGAATTGACCGCCGCCTGCGGCGTGTCGGCTTTGACATATCGCTCGATCGTGTCGGAGAAGAATGGGGCGGCGAAGGTCTGCGCGCTGATGAAATATTCGGTCATGCGTTCCTCGTGTACTGGAGCCAGTGCTTCACCAGTTCAACCGCGGCCGCCGCAGAGCCCGCACACGGGCGGCTCCGGGTAGAGGCAGCAGCACGTATCGTCCATGCAGGTGCAGTCGCTATCGTCCACGCCTGAGCCGCCGCATTGCGGGCAGCTATCATCGGTTTCATCGAACAGGTCGATGTCGTCGGTCACTTCGTTATAGACACCCTTGGCCATGACGTTCCTCGTGTGCTGGAGCCAGTGCTACGCCAGCTTGCGGCGGCGATCCGGCGCGATGAAGTCGGGGTGATATGACGCGCTCGTCTTGCGCCCATCCCACAACACGCTCGGGCTGTTGAAGCGATCGACCGCGATCACGCGCCCCGTCTGATTGTGCCGCGTTTTTGGAAACACGAGCGCAGCGATGCCGTATTCGCTCGGTCGAACACGCTGCCCCACCTTGAATTTATGCTTTCCAAGCATGTGCTATTGCCCCTGTCGCAGTGCTATTCGGCCGCCGCAGACAACGGCGTGAGGAACGTCAGCGGGTGAGCCGGGCCGAGATACTTGCGGAAATCGGCGACCGCCTCGTCGATACTCGGATGCCGCTCGGCAGCCCCACCCTCGGCCTTGCGCTGGAAGAAGGCCATGCGGAGAAGGTGCGGCCCGCAGCCCTCGATAGACACGCGGACGCGCGCTTCGTGGCACAGCAGCACGAGCATGGTGAGCATGCCGAAGTCGAACGTCGCCATCTCGCCGCGCCATTTCACCTCGACCCGGCGAGGGTCGGTCCAATTCACCTTCGAGACGTTGATCGGCGCGTTGTAGATGCCCCGGCCGACGATGCCGACGATGTTTGCGACCTTCTCGCCAAGCGCGCTCATGTTGGCGACGCGGGCATCTTTCCGCACCCACTCGGCGTGATCCATGCGGGCGTAGCTCATGTTTCCTCCTTGTGCGGATGATCCGGGCTCAATGGGTGGAAGTGCCGAACCCGAAGGCGTCGAAGATTTGCGAAACCGCCGAGCTGCGCGCGGCGCGCATCGCCTCGCCGTACAAAATTCCGCTGTCCGGCGCGCCGAGGCCGCCGCTGTGCGGCATCCGCCGCGCCAATTCGACCAATTCCCACACGAGCGCCTCGATCTTCTTCACCTGATAGTGCGAGGCTTGAGGGCGATCCGGCCCGCGCCGCTCTTCAGCCGCTTGCGCCGCGCCCATGCTCTTCGTGTTGTCGTAGTTCATAGTCACTCTCCTTTGTTGAACCGTTGGTTATTCCGCAGTGCTACGACGCAAATCCTCGCGGATCGCTTCGGCGCGGGCTTCCACATCGCTCGCTAATTCCTCCAGGAATTCGAGGGCCTGCTGCGGCGTCATGTTCGGCGCGTCGGTCGTGCGATCAATGTCGCTGTTGATGCGCTTGTGATCTTCGCGAATTCCAAGTGGCGATCGGGCCATGGCGTTCCTCAAACTGCTGATAAGGGTTGGCGTCGGTGATGCTGTGGCAACGACGCCGGGAACGCGCTGTGCTCGCGGCCGTCGAGCAGGCGGCCGGCGGCTTTCTTGCCGACGCGCGAGAAGCGAACGGTCGGTAAATCGGTCTTACCGAGCTCGTCGAGAGACCACACACGGTTGCCGTCAGGGTAGACGCGCCACGGTTCTTTCTCGCCGGGCTTCCGGTCAAGTATCCCAGGCTCGTGCTCTCCCCACTGCTTGAAGAAGAACGCCACGCCAGCGGCCTGGCACTGATCGCGGATCGCGCGCGCCCAACCGGGGTTCATGGGCCGTGCGCCGCGGCCGCTCTCGCCGCCGACGATCACCCAATTGATGCCGGCCAGAAAATCACCGCGAATAGAGATCGGCCCGAGCAATGGCTCGCAGCTCAGGAAGCGCACGCGCGTGGGCACGTCGAGTAGATGCGGGATGCGCGCATCGGCCATCTGCTGGTTCTCGACCGTCGTGCCGGCCCATACGTTGCCCGGCCATATCGGCCATTGCGCCATCAGCTTCGGCCGCTTCGTGAGCAAGAGCCAATCGAGACTGCCAGTGATGCTGATGAGTTCGAATAGCTCGACGCGCCATTCGTCCGACACCTCGGCGTCAAACACGTCGGCGAGGCTCGCGCAAAACACCTTCGCGCGCCGCCCGTCTTTCGCGGCCTCGGCGTTCCACTTCAGCGGGTTTCGCCAGTTCGCAATGCTGGTGCGCTTCCGAGCCTCGCCGACGCCCCACTTCGCCCAGCCGTACCGGGAGGCCATCGTTTCGGCGTAGCAGTGATCGCACGCGGCCGAGACCGGCGTGCACCCGATCCACGGATTGAACGTGTGGTCCGTCCACTCGATCTTGCTATCAGCGCCCATGTTCGCCCCGCTGCTCGTTCGTCACCGGCTTGCGCTGCTGGCTCTTCGCCAGCTTCGTGAAGGCGCCGCGGCATTTGAGATAGATCGAGGCGCTATACATCGCAGGGCACGCCTTCGTAGCGCCGCGCGAGCTCGTCGAGCGCAACCGGCCCCTCTTCCGCCGCCGGCGCCGCGGCCTCGCCGCCAAGGGCCGCGCGCAACGCGCTCTTCGCCGCTTCGAGCTTCTCCGTGGCGCGCAGCCGGCGGATGCGCAGCGGCGCCTCGAGGCGCATCGCCGTGTCGTATTCGCTCTGCGCGGCCTCGAGCGCCGATTTGGCGCGCGCCACGGCGCCCAGGCTGATCGGCCGAGGATTGACGAGCTTGAGCATCGCCTATGCTCCCTTCGGCTTGTGCAGCGGGCACCCGCTCGCCTCGCGGTTGATGAAGCCCGGCTTGTGCTTGCCGCGGCACCGGCCCGTCTCGACCGTGAAGGGATTGATCGGCTCGAACCGCACGCATCCCCCGCACTTCACCGCCGGATTGAGCGGCAGACCGAAGAGCGGCGTGGCGAAAGGCTTGGGCGGCGCGGCGTTCGGAACGGGCTTCACATCGACCATGGCGTTTCCCTGGGAAAGCATGGGCGCTGCCTAGCATGTATCCAATTTGGATACAACACCGAAAGTTTATGTGTCCACTTGTTTCACGTGAAACGCCGTGGCGTCTGGATAACATGCGCTAAACCCCGCCCAGGAGCCGGCCATGCGCCAAGAACGCGTTCTCGTCGCCATTGTGCTGCTAATCATCGCTGGCGGCCTCGCTTGGGGCGCCGCGGGCCTGTTCCGTCGCGGTCGAGCAGCGCCCACGGCAGGGCCGTACATCGGCGGCCTCGCCTGTGGTGCCGGCGCCGCGTTCATGGGCGTCTGGGCCCTCAATTTACTTGCTGCTTAAGCATGGAGGGACAGGGTTAATATCCCCGCCCTCCACAGCCGCCCGAACGCTATTCTAACGGCGCTTAGGTTGCCTACTGCGGAATGATCGCCGCGACGATCACGCCGAGGATCTCGCCGGCGTCGTCGTCGCGCGGCTCGTATTCGATCTCTTCCACGCGGTGCCCCGGCTCAACCGCGCCGTGCCGGACCGTGACGGCGGCGCCAAGCCTTCGATTGTCGGACATCAGCAGCACGATCAAGTCGCCGTTCACGGCGACATCGAGCAGCCCCACCATATCCTCGAGGCGTTCTGCGTCGCCCCTTGAGCCCTTAAAGTGCCGTACAACGACGCGATCGCCCCGTTTCAGCGCACGTCCGATTTTGTCGAGCCGCCTGGCCACTATTGTGGTCCCGGCGGGGTAGAGCCGATTTGCGCTGTCATCACGGACGAAGGCGCCAAAACAATGTTCTGGCATTTCCACAAACCCCGGTGCTTCGACGTGATCGCGCGGCGATTGTGACGGTCCCGTGTAGGTTGCGCTACACACAACAATATTAACGGGAACCGAGAGGCTGCCCTCGGAAACGAGATCGGCCGGCGCCACGCGGTAATAGTTCGACAGCTTGTCGATCCACACGTCCGTCAGCCGCCGCTCGCCGCGCTCGAGCTTGTAGAGCTCGCCGCGCGAGATCCCGAGGCCATTGGCGGCCGTCGTGACCCGCTGATTGCGCAGTAGCCGTATTTCCTTCAGTCGATTTCCCATCGACCAAGGTTTGTATCCACTAAGGTTTGTGTGGATAGGCCGAAATCCGGCCACATATGGTTGACAAACTGTGTCCATTATGGACACAATACCACAGGTTTGGGGTTTGTCACCGGTGGAAGCGCAAAAACCACTAACGCTAGAGACGTGGCTCGAAGGCCGAAACAAAAGCGCCTTCGCGCGCGCCTGCGGCTTTAAGAACACGCAGCAGCTTTTCCACTATCTGCGCCGCAAGGACGGGCGCCCGCCGGTCAAGCGCATCGGGCTCAAAACGGCGCGGCGCATCGTGCGCGCCAGCGAAGGCGCGTTCACGTTGGAGGCGCTGCTCGGCGAGCCGCAGCCGGCGCCGCCTGCCCAGCAAGAGGCCGCCTAATGCCCCGCCGCGTCGACGCGCTGTCGAGCCTCGCCCACAAGGAATGGCCGTGGATCGTGTTCAAGCGCGACGGCCAGGCCGCCGCGCGCGGCACCACGCGCGTGGCGGCGATCAATCGCTACGAACGTGCCGAGGGCTACTGCAACCACGCCCAATTCGCGCTCGTGAAGCACACCGGCACCGGCGAGACATGGCACCGCCTCGGCGGTTCGTGGTTCCCGCGCGACGACACGAAAGGCCGCGCGGCATGACGAAGGCGGGCGGGAGCCAAGAGCGGGAGAACCCCTTCCCTCTTCTTCAACGCTCTTCCGGCGCAGAAGCGCCGGCGCCTTCACCCATTGCGGCGATCGCGCGGCTCATCGCCGACGATCCGCGCTTGAAGCCCATCGCTTTCGGCCTGCTGCCCAAGATCGGCGCCGCCGAGACGGCGCGCGAGATTTCCGAATTGAAGAGGACATTACGATGATCCGCTGGTTGAAGCGCCGCATCGCCGCGCGCTGCCTCAAGATCATGGCCTCGCGCCCGCCGAATTTCATCATCGGCGGGCTCGACAACCCCTATCTGCTGCGCTGGTACGCAATCCCGCGCAATCGCCTGTTCAACATCTACCTGCACGAATTCCGCCGCAGCGACGATGATCGCGCGCTGCACGATCACCCGTGGTTCAACCTCTCGCTGCTGCTCGAGGGCAGCTATTTCGAGCACAACATCGCCGCCGGCGGCGTCCACAAGCGCACGCTGCGCATCGCCGGCGATATGAAGGCGCGTGCGCCGTGGGCCGCGCACCGCGTCGAGCTCATCGAGGGCGTGCGCTGCCGTACGCTGTTCGTCACCGGCCCCGTGCTGCGATCCTGGGGCTTCCACTGCCCGAACGGCTGGCGCCATTGGCGCGAATTCACCGACGCCCGCGACAGCGGCGCGATCGGCCGGGGCTGCGAATGACGGCCGCCGAGGGAGCGATGCGCACCGCGTGCGATTTCGCGCGCGAATTGTCGCCCGAGCATCAGAAGCGGCTCGTCGACGATT